TTCTGATCAAAGAGACATATGCGCTTGTCGGAAAGATAATCAGCAAAAGAAACGGGGATGATTCTAAAGATGATTCTAATCTTGGGCCAGGCCGAAGTGATTCTTGTATCAAACATGGCGAAAAAATAATAGAACACGACACTACGATAAGACAACTGTGTGTGGAAATGATCGGGACAAAGGATCAGATCGAGAAGATGAGACAGGAAGTACGGCAAGACTTCAAGGGTATCTATGATGTGTTGGACGAGATAAGGAAAAACGCGAAATGAAAGTTACGTTCGAGGCATTGATAAAACAGAACGCCATAAAGAGTCTTGTTTCGGGTGACAAAGGCTCGAGGCTCACTCTCGAATTCAATGCCGCCGACGATGACATGATGGATAAGATTAATCGTCTTCACCGGGCAGATGCAACCGTGAAGGTGACAATAGAAAGTCAATGAGCGAAGTTGTTAAAGAAACAACTAAAAAACAAAAAGGGGGATATCGTTCTATTCAAGGAGCTGGTCCTGGCCGGCCAAAAGGTCTTCAAAACAAATTCACATCTCTCAAAGACTCGTTTCTTAAAGCCTTTGAGAAAACCGGAGGCACGGAAGGGCTTATTGAATTCATCAATGAAAGTAAAAGAAATCGTGCTTTGTTTTACGGTTGGATAACGAAGATGCTGCCGTCGAACATGGATCATTCGGGCGAAATAAAAACGGACGGGAAACTTATCATCGAGATCGTACAGACAAAATGAAAATCATCCTGAGCGATTCATTTTATCCGCTTCTCAAGGAGCAGTCGCGCTATCTCATTCTTTGCGGTGGGCGTGGATCCGGGAAGTCTGAGTTTGCCGCCAGGAAAATATTCTACCGTTGCGAGACTGAGGGCAATCATAGGTTCCTCGTGCTTCGGAAAGTCAGAAAGACCTGTAAGCAATCTGTCATCGAAGTCGTGAAGCGTGTTCTGGATGAGAATGAAGTGCCCTACCAGTTCAATAAAACGGAACACATTATCACCTTCAATAATCCCTACGGCAAGCCGAATGAGATTCTTTTCGACGGTCTAGATGAACGCGAGAAGATCAAGAGCTGGAAGGCCGCGACTTCCGTTTGGTGTGAGGAGCTTACGGAATTCGCAAGGGATGACTTCATGGAAATTGATCTCATACTCCGGGAGCCGACAAAGAGCTACAAACAAATCATGGCTTCTTTCAATCCGGATGAGGCTCGGGCTCCGTGGATAAAAGAAATGTTTTTCGATCGCAAACACCCGGATTCTTTCGTCCATCCATCGACAGTTAAAGACAACCCGATCAAGGAAATCCGAGACCAGTATTTTCAGATTCTGGACGCCATCGACGATGAGACGTACCGAGATATCTACCTTCATGGAAAATGGGCGTTTGCCAAAGGACAGATATTCAATTGGGATGTGGTCCCGCTGCCGGACAAGAAGTTTGACGAGACTTTTTACGGCGGTGACTTCGGCTACAGCGTAGATCCAGCTGCTGTCGTGCGCATTTATCGCAAGGCTCTAGAGTTTTGGCTTGAGGAAGTGATTTACAAGACCGGGCTGACAAACCAGGCCCTGGGCCGGAAGATGATTTCGGAAGGGATTGTAGAGAAGGATGAATGTTATTTCGACTCCGCTGAACCGAAATCGATCATGGAGTTGTCCGAGATGGGGCTAAACATCAAGCCGTCGGAGAAGGGGCCTGACTCGGTACGTGCCGGGATCGACTACCTCAAAAGCGTGAAGATCCACATTGTGGAAGGTTCTGAAAATATTGTCCGGGAGCGTAGCCGGTATAAGTGGAAAACCGACAAAGATGGAAGGACGATGAATGAACCGCTGAGATTCGAGAATCATGCCATGGACGCCGTGCGCTATGGAATTTTTACTCACATGAAAGAGGCTGGTGCGGCCATGGGCGTGGTCGATCATGACATTTATCCGGAGATGTGATGAGCATACTTCAAAGATTCATGCAAGTTCAGGAGATGCAACGGAAAAACCGCCAGCTTGAAAAACAGATCAAGAATTACCAGCACGTCCAGGAGCTTTTGACGAAGGATATTCTCACGCTCCGGGAGACGGAGAGCACGGTCAAGGGCAACGATTATCAGCAGTACGCAACAGCAGTCCAGGCGATTTCGAACAAGTATAACAACGCTGCCGACTGGGGTTGCATGCAGACCGGCATAATCATCGACCTCCGGGCGGCCTTCATACTCGGCGAGGGGGTCCAAATCATTCCGACCACGAAGACGAAGGACGAGGCGCAGAGAGAAATGCAGTGGGCCAATGACTTCCTTGATTACAACGACCTCGATGCAGAGATGGCGCAGGAGATAGCGAAAGAGGCGGAGATCGAGGGGAAGATTGCGCTCAAGCTTTACTATGACAAAGAAGAGTTCAAAGGCTGGCCCGGGATGGTATCAGTCCGGTACATCTCATGGCTTACGAAACATTATGAGGTTGAAACCGACCCTCAGGATTACCTCTGGTACAAGAAACTGAAATGGATGCCGACGTCAAAAGATAAGGCTGAAGAGCTTGGCGAAGACGAGTTTGTTTATAAGAAATTCGGGGGACGCCTGAATAAGCCGAACGAGGCGCAGCCGAAAATCATGAGAGCTCTTACGGCGATAGACAAGCTGGACAAGGCACTCTGGGATCTACGGAGAATTAATCATCTCTTTGCTTCGCCAACTCCGAATTTCGAAGTTGACGATCCGAGGAAAGTCAACGCAATCCTAGAGTATCTCAAGGACATTAATTGGAAATTCGGGAAAGCGCTCGTTCATACGGCTAAATTCAGTATGGTCGGTCCAGACTCTGCGGGCGTGGCGAACCTGGTCGAGGAGATCACAACCTGGGCGAAGATCGTGTCCGGGATAACCGGGGTTCCGATCCATTACCTGGGATTCCTGGACCTGCTGAAAAACCGTGCGACTGGGGAAAATACCCGCGAACTCATCATGGCCGTGACAGAGAAGGAACGGAAGATCTGGATCGGCGCGTATGAAGAGCTGCTAATAAAAGCCATGAAGATGTTCAACGAAAAGGCGAATGCGCAGAAGTCGAAAGAGAGGCAGCTTGATCCCTACAGGATCAAAGTGACGATTCCGCATATCACTCAAGAGCACTGGGACAGAATTGAGAAAGTGCTCATCCCTGCTGCCGTTGGAGGCATCGTATCCAAAGAATACGTCGCTTCTCAGATTCCGGGCGTAGATATGCAGGAAGAGGCGGATCGCAAGACGAAGAGAGACGCGGATGAAGCGGCTAGGGCAAAGGAAGAGTTCGAGGCGTTAAAGGCTCAAATGGACGCCGGTCAGATTGGAGGGATTTGATGTGGTCAAAGTTATGGGACTTGCGATCGCAGAAAAACATTGCCCGAAGTGCGGGTCAAGGATGTTTATCAAACCGTGTCCATGTTGGCTTAGACGAAAGAAATGGCGAAAGTGTGCCAAGTGCATCCGCTGTAGCCACCAGATCGGGCTCAGGAGGTGAATGATGCCTTACGAACAGGAACATTCATGCCGGATCCGCCAACCCGGCGAATTCCAAGCCGATTCTTTCCGGCGGATAAAGCAGGGCAGACTGTCAATCATTATAGGTCGGTTGAAGGGAAAGACGGCAACGACGACTCAGGCTTTCCGTTATCCGAAAGATTCATGGACGGAAGCTGCAGCCAGGGCACACTGCAAAGAACAGGGCGGAAGTTTCGAGGCTGCGATAAAGGGCAAGACTCAGGAAATGGAGGTCAAGGACTTCGATTATCTTGACCCCAAAGATAATCCATATATCAAGGTCGAGGAGGACTGATGGTTTCAACGAATAAAACAAAACCCAAAATCAAAAATACGGAAGGAGTGAAGGAGGCGGTTCTGACCACAAACAAGATTAAACCGAGAGAGTTTTCTTTTGTGCCGAGAGCCTTTCCTACCGTCAAAAAATTACAGACGAGGAGAATCACCGGAATGTTAACGACAAGCGATTTGGAAAAAATTAGCAGGAACTGGAAGAGACTGGCCCTGATGGCGAAAGTGAAGGCACTTAAAGCTGAAAAGGCGAAGGCTGTGGTTGCTAAGGTCGCTAGTTCTGAACCGATTCCCGAGCCTGAACCAGAAGCACAGATTGATGTTCCGAAAAAGAAATATAGCCGGAAGAAAAAGAAGGCTGAGGAATGAAAAGAGCTTTCCGGCGCTGGTTGTTGAAAAGGCGAATCAAAAAGGCCAGGCGTCTATTTATTCTGATCGATGAAGGAGTCAAGAAGGTCGGGATGCCGCGGCACACAAGGAAGCAGATGTGGAGAGATTTTGCCAAGATGCGGGATAACCATTCGGAAATTCTGGATTTGATAGAGGTAAAATGATGTTAGAAAAATCTGATTTTGAATTTGATACAACTCATTTAAGCATGGCGAAAATAAGCATGGCAATAGAAAAACAAAAAATAAAAATGCGGAAACATATTTCCAAAAAATCTATTGAATCCATGGAAAAATTGGCAATAGCCCTTATGAAAGCATCGGATAGGTCATATCTACAATATAGAATTTGGGCAATAGGTCTATATGCCGCTATTGCTGAAAAAAAGGAAAAATTAGGAATTGAAGAATGAAAATTAAAGCTACCCTTCATATGATGGCAGAATCCGAGATCATGGCTATGATTCCCGAAGATAGACTGAAGACAATCAAGGCTAAAGACCCTCACCCTACTTTCAAAGCCTATGTCGTTGGCCATGAGGGGGAAGCAAAAGGGAACCTAGTCGGAGTGGGGAATATCGTAAAGCGATGGTTTGGCGACATGGTCCGGAAGCTGAACGAAAAGATAAAGACTGGGCTTCAGCTTTTCCACGGCCATGCGGCTACGAATGATACATCTGGCCGTGTTGCCATCGGTGAGGTGGTCGGTAAGAGAATTATGGACGTCTACGGGCGTTTGTCGTCGGTCGTGGCTTGTTGGATCTATCCCGACTATCGGCATCTACCGCTGGATGTTGCGTCCATCGAGGCTGACATAGACATGGATTACGAGCCAGGTGGGAATCTTCTCGTGACCAATGTCAACGAGATAACCGGCATAGCTTTGGGCAATTCCCAGGTGGAGACTCCCGGCTTCCCGGGAGCAACGCTTTTGGGGCAGCTCCAGGCTTTTGTCGAGAAGAAGCATAAGCTTCAAATAACCCTTTTTGAAGGAGAAAACACAATGACCCTTGAAGAGCTGAAAAAAGCAATCAAGGAGGCCAAGCTCAAAGCATCCGACGTTTTCGAACGGGATGAAATCATGGCTGATCCCCTTGTCTCTGAGCAGGTCAAGGAGAAAATTTCTAACGCCAGAGGTTATGACATCCGGAAAACGGAATCTCTGATCGAGGAAAAAGCGGCGTTACAGAAGCAGTTGGACGAGGCGGGAAAAAAGATCAAGGAGCACGAGGAGTCTATAAAGACTCTGAAAGTGGAGACTTCCAAATCGAAGGTCGGCGATCTGTTCGAAGCTCAAAAGAAAGAGCGGAAGTTGAACGAGCAGCAGGAGAAGTATCTCAAAAACCGGCTTCCCAACTTCAAACCGCAGGACCCGGAGAAGCTGAAAGACGAGTTTAATTCTTGGTTGGACGGCGGAATCGAGGATTACAAGAAAGACGCTGAAGCTCTTGGCATTAAACTCGAGCCTGACAACGGGAAACCTGCTTCCAAGGGAGCCGAACCGGACACGAAAGCCGCGCCTCTTCCCGAAGAAAAGTATCTGGATCCGGCGCAGAATCCTTTCATCAAGACCGATTGACGGAGCATAGCCGAAGGCAGAACGATTCGAAATTTATACGGAGGTTAAAAATGCCTGATGCATTGAGAACCGCCACACCGATGGCGGACTGGCGGAGTTTTAAGTTTACAAGTGACCTGTCCGGCGGACACCTTGGGATAAAGGACGCAAGAGCGCTAGACGTACTCGGGGCCAGAGTCTCTTACATGTACCAAATCCAGGATGCGGTTGGAGCCGTTGAAGAG